TAGTGAATACCCCAGTTCACTGGAACATACAAGGAATAACACAATTTCCTATGGGAGAAAATTTTTGTATGATATGTATGATAGAGTGGAACGTGAAAGTCCAGATTTTTCCAAGTTGGTCACATGGGAAAATTTTAACATGATCGTCCTTTTGGTTCTTGTAGTTGGAACCATGTGGTTTGTATATCGGTTGGTACAAAACCATCGCAAAAGAGTGTTGATGCGGATCAACAATGTAATTAAAATTAGTGAAGATTATTTAGTTTCTAAGACCAAAATCAAGGTGCAATATTCTACAGAGTATAGCAGCATGACTTTTGACGCAGTATCTGAGTTGTTTGACAAAGGCTGCGTGATTGTAAGGCGAGACGGGCGTACCCCTAATGATCGTTCTTATGAACTAACTAGTACAACTTGGAGGGAAACTTTGGGAATCGATGACATCAGCCCAGTTAATTTAAATATGGCAAGCAACATTCCAATTGAAGCCACATGGCATGCCATTTGGAATCAACCCCCACCAGTCGAAGTAGGCTTGTGGGATTGCCATGCCAAAACTCAGAAAATATCTTATGACGTAATTAGTTTAGGTCGGTCGACTGGAAACAGACGAAAGATTGAATACCATTGCGTTGCAGATCATGGACTTAGTAGTGGCTGGATTAACTTTTTCTATGATGTTAATGATGGTAAACATAATTTCCTTCGAGACTGGACAGAATCAAAGTACAAGAATTTAGTGCGGGGATATTTAATCATGTATCCACCAAACTACAAAAGAGATCACATGGACCTTGGTTCGTGGATCCCTGTTCTAGTACCTGATCCAGTTAAGCACGAGGATGATTACAAAGAAATGCATCGAATCCGCTTAATTGCAGATAAAATAACTATTACCATGCGTCCAGATGGTAGCTGGAATGAAACCGCGTTTAGATCCACATATAGGAACGTAGTTTCGGGGAATACCCAAATCAGCATTGGCCACCAACTAACTGATCAAGCGATGAAAACTTACCTACCGCTCGTTCGTAAAATAGTTAAGGCCAACTGGATAGATGAGGATCGGGAGTGACTAATAGAACAACGCTGGGCCACGCATTGCTTGGCTGAGCCTAGAATGGATAGGCCTGTATTTTCCACTTTAAAAGTGGAAATAGGTGGTCTAACGTTGTTGTATAAGAATAGAAACCCTAGAACCTCTAACATATATGTGGGTCCGACTGGAGTAGTCGGACAGTGGAGCTGTTTCAACTCAACATCACACAACATGTTTATTGGCATCTGTAACAGGGTGCTGATAGTTAAGAACCCTGGATTTGATTATGATCAATTAATCGGAAAATACCATTATTTGCCTCACTATCTACTCAAAGGTCTTAGAGATAAACCTATGCATAGCGTTCAGGACTCACCGGAATTCTATAGTAGGGCTCTCCTTCCTGTGTGGTATGGAGACTTACAAAGTGTGGGAAGGCGGTTGGCTTCGTGTGTGAGGGTGAAGAAGATAACTCGCGAAGAGTTTGTTGAGAGTAGGCCTAAAGGTAAATACCAGGCCTACGCTCAAGCTTATCAAGAATTATTGGACCAAGGAAAACTTTTACCAAAAGATTGGCATGTGAACATTTTTATAAAATGGGAACTTGTCGCATCTCCGGATAAAGATCCTAGGATCATATCACCCCGATCATACAAGTACAACATACTTCTTGGCCAGTACATTAATAAATATAATGAACTAGCTATTTACAAGGGTATAGACACTTTATGGGGAGAAGAAACAGTATTCAAGCATTGTACTTTGCCTGCGATGGCTGATCAAATTGTGAGGAAATGGAAAACCTTTTCCTGTCCGGTAGCGGTAGGGCTAGATGCCAGCAGATTTGATCAACACGTGTCAAGACAAGCTCTCAACTTTGAACATTCTGTTTACAGACGCCTTTTCCGCAGCACCAGGAAAGGTGATTCAGAGTTACATTGGTTGTTGAGACGCCAACTTGTGAATTTTTGCAAGGGTAAAGGAGACATTTTCGACTTCGAGTATAAGACAGCTGGCAGAATGTCTGGCGATATGAATACTTCAGTTGGAAACGTAATTCTTATGACTTCTGTGTTGTTGCATTGGAAAGAAATCCTAGGATTGAATTTCAAATTAGTCAACTATGGGGATGATTCTGT